GTTTCATCTACCACCACGTCGGCCGTGGGCTCTTCCAGCTTCACGTTCTGGATGCCCGGAGCCTTCAGCGCGGCGTAGATACCCGCGAGGGTCACCGAGCGCCCGAGCCGCCGCGATTCCGTGCGGTAGGCATCCAGAGCGGCCATCGCGGCGTCCATGGCGATACTGGGGTCAGGGCCAGCGTAGGAGAACAGCGTCGCGCGGACGCGGTAACGAACGATCTGCGCCGACTGCACGAACACCTGATCGGTGAGCGGCCTCACCGCGTCGCTGGTCAGCGCGTCGCTAACTTTCTTGATCAACTCTTCGGAGGCGGTGCCATCGCCATTGCGCGCGAGTATCGAGACCACCACCACCGAGGGTTCGGGGCTCGTCGCGGACGCGTGCAGCACGTCGCCGGAAGCGCTACGTGCATGGAAGACATAGGCCTGCTCCGGTCCGGCGACGGAGAACGAGCCGGGCGCCAAGGTGATGCGCTCGCGGTAATCATCGTCGGACTCATAGACGGCATCGATGCCCAGCTCCGGTTGCGCCGGACGGAGTATCAGGCGCTCCACTCCGTAGAAGGCGCCCAGGTTGTCCAGGTCTTTGCGCTTGGCCGTTGCCAGGAAGTTGGCGCGTGCGGCGTCGTTCACGCGCTGACGCAACATCAGCGAGAGGTAGGCGAAGGCCTGCAGCTGCTTGACGACGGGTTCCGATTCGAGCGTCAGATCGATCGCCGGCAGAGCGGGATCTTTCTTGCGCTGGGCGTCCCACAACTCCGCGAACTTCGCTTTCGCCTTCGCGTACTCCTGCTCGAAGGTCGAAGGGTCCACCACGTCGGGCGGCGGCAGGCGGTCCAGCTGAATGGCGCCGGTCATGCGCTGACCCCGCCGGAAGCCACGGGGACGGCGACACGCAACGCTTCGCCCGTTGCGCGCACCGAGCCGGTAATGTCCAGGAGGAAACGGCCGGCCTGGCTGTCGATCGCGGTGAGCATCACGCGCTGCACCGTGATACGAGGCTCCCAGCGCAGCAGGGCCGTCGCGGTCGCGGCGTAGAGCCGCACGCGGGTGCTGGCATTGGCAGGCGCGTCCAGGAGGTCGGGGACTCGGCTGCCGTACTCCCGACGAGCCACGCGGCTACCCAGCGGCGTCGTCAGAATGTCCGCGATGGACTGAGACAGGTGCGCGGCGCCTTCCAGCACCGCCCCCGTCGTGCGCGACATGCCGCTCATGGCAGCGGCTTCCCCGTAAGGTCGCCGCCTTTCTGCACATCACCGTGTGGGTGATCGCGCAGGCTGATATCGCCCGCTTTAACGTCCGCGTCGGTGGTGACGTCTTGGGCTGCGTGCAAGGTGGCGTCGAAAGTCGCCTCCCGTGTGACGTGGAACTTCCCTTCCACGTCCACATCGCCGACCAGGCGGAAGCCGCCCGGCGCGTTCAGCTCGACGCGACCGCCACCGGGCAGCGTGGCCTTGAGCAGATGCGCGGCGCGGTCATAAAGCAGCACGGCGCCATCATCGAACCACACAGCCACATTCTCGTTGGTGCCTTCGGCCGGCTTGGGGGCTTGATCACTGAAAAGGCCCGTGAGCGCTGTCGCGGCCCCCAGATTGCCGCCGGGGGAGAGCAGGAGAACCTGCTCTCCAGGCGAGGGCGGTGACCAGTGGCGCGTCGCGCCCGCGCGGAACGCGAGCCAGGGGATCGGCTTCGTGGTGACCTCGCCCACCTGGGCAACCAGGCGTGGCGGGTCTTCTTGGACCGAGAGGACCGTGCCGTAGCGAATGAGGTTGACGAAGGCGTCGTCGTGCATGCGATGCATGCTGCGCGACGGCGTTCATTTCGGCATGCTGTATTCGTTCTAGAACCCACTACTAGAACGAACGTGGACATAGCTAGCAACTCACCATGTCAGGGAGAATGCCACATGAGCCAGATGGCTACCTTTTCTGTAGACGTTGATACCGTTCGCGACGAGTTTTCCCGCTGGAAGGAATTCCTCAATAACGTTTTTGGCGTCGCATCCTTCACTCTTGCGCTCGCTTGCTTGGGGACGCATCAGCCATCCATTAACGCCTGTATCTGCTGCGTGTTCCTTGTCCTCATTCGCGTTAGTGCCAATCGTCTTTTTCCACCGAGCATCTTGCAGCTCCGCAGAGAGGCAAAGCGGAACGAGGATGCGGCAGCGTTGCTGAAGAGCTTGGAGAGGGATTATCTTGGGGTTCGTACCCTGTTTACAGGATACCCTGTGTTCCTGATGGGCTGGTTTTTCCTCGTGTTCGTGATGGGTGGCGTCAGACTGGCTAAGATTTTTCCTCAGCTCAATGGCTACTTTGGCTTCTAGATCTGCAGGTGGGCGAGAACGATTTCTCGGATACGTTCGCGCTCTTCAGGTGTGAAGCCTAGTAGCGTGCGTTTCGGGTAACGCACTTCGGGTGACTCTGGCGTCGCGCGGTCGCGCAGTCCTTCCTGGTGAACACGCGCGATGCGCGCGACGCGCCCCTCGAAGCCCACCTCGGCCGCATCTGCGGTGCCCTTTGCGCGCAGCCATCGCGCGTGGCGAAGCTTCTGGAACATTGCCATCTTGCGGCGAATGGTCCCATTGCGATCGCGCAGGCGCGGTTTGCGCGGTACGAACGGCGTCCCCTCCGGATCGCGCTGCGAGGCGATCCGCTGCTGCTGGGAGCGGCGTAGTTCACGGGCAACGGCCACGGCGAGGCGGCGGCGTTCCGCCGGCTGTACCTTAGCCAGCAGCGTGCCGGCCCAGCTTTCCAGTTGAGACAGCGGATCCATGCTGTTCACCAGAGCGCCGTGGGATCACTAGGCGGCGGGGCAGGGTGCTGGAAGCCGCCCGGCGTGCGTATAACAGGCTCGCTCACGTCCAGTTCGAGCTGCACATCCGCCAGCTCGGACGTCATGAGCTGCGCCTCGAACCGCACCCCTCGCTCACGCCCTTGCGGGTTCTTCAAGAGGTCCGGCTGCTCGTCACTCAGCCAATCGAGCACGGTGGCAGCCAGCAGGTCCATGTCGCCGGCGAAGTCCTGAATCATGATGGTCAGCTGGTAGCTGTATTCCCAGCTATCGCCGTTCGCTCCGGTGGTGATCAGGCGGCCGCGGTCGGCGAAGATGAGCATCTTCTCGGGATCCTGGCTCAGCTCCGGGACGTGGGCCAGGAGTGCGCGCCGCAGGCTCTCGGGCTTGATCACGGCTCAACCTCCGCACCGCGGCGGAGCGCTTGCTCGCGATCGAGGATGGCGTTCAGTTGCTCACGGATCGCGTTGCAGGTGCCATAGTTGTCGGCGATGACGGCGGCGGCAGCAGAGGCCGTAACGGTGGAGGCCTGCGCGTCAGTATCTCCGGGAGCACCGGGCATTGTGGACGTGGCGGCGGCGTCGTGCAGGCGCACAAAACCGACAGGCAGAGGATAAGTAGCGTCAGTGCTGGGCGGGACATAGCGGGGCACCTCCCGTTGCAGGTCGTGGATGATCTGATAGACCGTGCGCACACGGTCCACGAACGTAGTGACGATCTTTACATCCGCTCGTGCCTCGCTGGCCTCAAACTGCGCTGCAATCATCTTTGCCGTAGCTTCTTCCGCCGTCGTGTTGAGGTTGGCGATCATGCGGCGTTGCCACGCAAGCAAGGCGAGCGCTAGTACCAGGGTAAGGATCGCCGTAGCCAGGGCGTAGCGCATTTAGAGGTCCACACGGTTGGTGAGCCAGCCGAAAGCGAATCGCCGCTGGCTGCGGTCGCCTTCGCAGATATCTAGGTAGCGGGCGCCCTGCGAGCAGTTCAGACCCTTGAGCAGCGCCGCGGCTCCCATGGGGCCACGCCAGCGCAGGAAGGCGCGCAATGCGGCCAGCGTCTTCTCGCCGACTTGTCCATCCACCAGCAGCTCGGGATAGCGGTTGCCCGCTTCGTTGAAGGCGTTGAGCCAGCGCTGCAGGAAACGCGTGGCGGTCGCGGGCCCCATATTGACGCCCGTATCAATCAGCTCCACGCCGATGCTCGGATCGATGGCCAGGACATCGGCAAACCGCGGCGCCTCCACGTAGTCGCGACGGTAGATTGTCCGGGCCACGTCTTTGGGCAGGAGGGCCATGGGGCCGGTGTAGCCGAACGCCCGCGCCTGGGTGGCCGTAATGCCCCAACACGTCTCGCCCCCGCGGTCGGCTGGGTCGTTGACGTATCCGCCCTCCGTGGCCATGACGGCGTCGATGATGCGATCGACGCGCTGCTCGGCAAACTCGATCATCGGCCCGCCCCCCGGCGGAAGGTCCGCGCTGCGAGCAGGAGCGAACGCAGGGCGTGTGCCATATCGCCTCGATGCCAGGAGACCCATGCCGCCGTCGCGACGGTCAGTAGCGCTTCCAGCGGCCCCGGTGGCGGACGAATGCCGCATAGCAGCTTGAT